CAGCAGTTACAGGCTGCAGAGCAGGAATATATGAGTCAGTTACAAGCTGCAGCTTCCCAGATTGAGAATAAGATCATATCAGAGAAGGAATATAATATACTTCTAAAGGATAAAGCTTTTCAGGAGTCTGTTGTTGACAGTGTACAGTTTTATGGTATAAGAATAAGGCAGACTATTGTTGCAGGTGATAAGTTGCTTTCTGAGATAGTATACCCAGAGAATATAGTTGATTATCCTGTAATTCCATTTCATTACAAATGGACTGGAACTCCATATCCAGTATCTGCAGTTGCTCCTCTGGTAGGAAAGCAGAAAGAGATAAACAAGTCTCACCAGATAATGGTTCATAATGCATCTTTAGGATCTTCACTTAGGTGGTTATATGAAGAGGGTTCTATAGATCCAGAATTATGGGAACAGTATTCTTCTTCTCCAGGAGCATTACTTCCTATTAGACCAGGATCTGCTCCTCCTACTCCAGTCATGCCAGCTCCATTATCAAATGCATTCTTTTCTGTTGTTCAGCAGGGGAAAGCAGATATGGAATACTTAGCTGGAATTTATTCTTCAATGCAGGGAGATACTCAGCAACAGCATGAGACATTCAGGGGTATGCTAGCATTAGATGAATATGGGACCAGGAGAATTAAACAATGGATGAAGCATTCCATTGAACCAGCATTAAGGCAGTTGGGGAAAGTAATCATGCAAGTATCCCAATCTGTATATAGTGCAAATAAAAGATTTAGAATTATACAGCCTTCAGCTATTCAGGAACAGCGTGAGCAGGAATTGAATATTCCAATCTATAATGATATGGGACAGGCTATAGGGAAGTCAATGGATTATCAGGCAGCTAAGTTTGATGTAAGAATAGTTGCTGGTTCTACGCTTCCAGTAAATAGGTGGGCATATCTTGCTGAACTGAAGGAACTTATGCAGTTTGGTGTCATAGATGATATTGCAGTTCTTGCTGAAACTGATGTAAGAAACAAAGAGCAGATAGCAAAGCGTAAGAGTCTTTATGCTCAATTACAAGGTCAGTTGGGACAGATGGAAGAAGCATTGAAAGATAAGGAAGGTACTATTGAAACTCTTGAGAGACAATTGGTACAGGCTGGAATTAAGGGTAAGGTCATGCAGGCTGAGATGGAGATCACTAAAAAGAAGGAAGAAGTCAAGGGTGATATGAAGGATTCCTATCGTTCAACAGAAGCAAAGCAGAAGCTTCTACAGAATGTAATGTCTAATGAGGTAGACTCTACAAAGAAAGATTTAACAAGAGAATTACAGTTTGCAAAAAAGAATTTGCAAGGTAGTAATAAAAAGTAGTAACATTAACAAAAGTATAGGAGAATAGAATGGAAGAAACAGCAGGCAACCCAGAAGCAATACCGACAGCTGATCAAGCTGAAAGTGAAGTTTTTGGCTCCTCTGAGGGCTTTTTTGAAGCTCTAGAAGAAAATGTAAATGGCGTAATTGCCGATGATAACACTGAGGCAACCCGACAGGAAGTTGGCACCGAGCAGGTAACCCAGCAAGAAACTGTTGGCTCCGATAATGTGGGTTGGGATGATGACGGTAATCCCTATAAAAAACGCTACAAAGATAGTAGTCGTGAAGCCGTTAAGCTGAGAGACAAGTATAAAGAGGTGGAACCTTTTGTACCTGTCCTTGAGGCAATGAAAAACGATAGCGGGCTAGTTGAGCATGTTCGTGAGTATCTGGTCAATGGAGGTAGTACTCCCAAGAGTGTACAAGAGCAGTTTGGATTAGATGAGGATTTTATGTTTGATGCTAATGAAGCAATGACAGAACCCGACTCTGACTCAGCGAAGGTCTTGAATGCTCAGGTAGACAAGGTCGTTAAGCATAGAGTGGGACAATTAGTGGAAACTGAGAAAGCCAATGCTGCGAAAGTACAGCAACAGGCAGCACGAAGTTCGATGGAAAATGAATTCAGGAAAAAGAAGGGCATGACTGATGAACAGTTTGATACCTTTAAAGAAAAAGCACAGAAACATGTGCTTACTCTTGAAGACATTGACTATCTATTGAATCGTGATCAGGCTAATGCTAATGTTGTCACATCTGCTAAAAATGACATGTTGGGCCAGATGAAGAATGTCAGGAACATACCGACAACCGCTAGTGGAGCTAACAGCCAGACCGAAGAGAAGACTCCAGATAACGCCTTGTTTGATGGAATCTTAGGTCTGGATGGCGATTTAGACAACCTGTTCGGATAGAATTATTTATACAAAGCCACTTGTGGCCTAGGATCTATCTGAACTTAAATTAAGGAGTTCGATATGTCTGATTTTTTATCGGTCATAACACCGAATACGAATCTTTCTGTATCGGATTTTGATGGGCGTGGCCCAGGTACAAGTACTAATTTAGCTACTGGAGATATACGTAGAAGGTATAACTTTGGTAGTCGAGTATCTGAGCTGGCAATTCCTCAAGATCCGTTCTTTAGGTTTGTAAGTAAGGTGGCAAAGAAACCGACAGACGATCCTCAGTTTAAGTTTTCTGAGAAGCGTCCTTCGTTTCATAAACGATATGCATATGCTATGGGCTTTATAACAAGTGCAGGAGCCGATTCATTTGGAGATGCAACATTAACTGCATTCAATGATGGTGGCGACCCTGTAGTAGCTGATGATACAGTAAAGTTATACATGGCTGGAGATTATAAATCTGCTGGCAATGTACAGAATGTATATGGCAATACATCTAATAAAGTAGATGTTGGTGTAAGTGGTACCACACCTCAGTTTTTCTTGCCAGGTCAGCTTGTTAAAGTTCCAATGAATAGTACTACATACACAGTTGCTAATTGGGGTACTGACTATATACTAGTACGTATTACTGAGGTTGATACTTCACCTCAGAGTGGAGCAGCTATAGATAGTAAGTATCCAGCATTAATAACTGCAAAAGTTGTTAGAGCTACTAGTGGTACTGCTGGGGAGTTATCTGGCTGGGATGCTGATAACTTTATACCTGGCGATATTGCTGATAGTTCTGGTCAAGAAGTTGTAGCAGATGTTAGTATTTCTGGTACTCTTGAAAAGTGTAGAAGCTATGTAGTTGGAAGTGCCCACCAAGAAGGATCTGGTTTTCCAGAGACTTGGGTGGATCAGCCCTATCAATCCAATCATGGTGTTACTCAGATTTGGAAAACTACAATGGCAATGACCAATACGGCCAGAGCTACAGTGTTGAAGTTTGAGCCAAATGAGTGGGCTAGGGTTTGGAAAGAAAAGCTGATTGAGCATAAGTGGGATATTGAAACCTCATTATTATTTGGTTCTCAATATGAGGATTCTACAGGTGGAATCAATTATACTCAAGGTGCTATAGACTATATTACCAGTTATGGTAATGCTTTTAGTCTTACAATAACAACTAAAACTCAAGATGACTTTCTTGATGATCTGTCAAACTACATTGATCCTCGCTATAATAATAGTCAAGCAACAATATTCTTCTGTAGTACAGCAGTATATAATTGGTTGCATAAACTATCTGGATACTTTGCTAATAATATAGCAAGTGTTCAGCCTAGTGGATTTGATGGAACTACTAATACAGCAGCTTTCCCTGCTGGATCATCATCAGCTTCTCTTGCAAGAGCTGAGCTGAGCTTAACTGGAAGAAAGAAGGTATTTGGTGTTGATGTAACTACAATATCAACTGTATATGGTGATATGCAGGTTGCACGAAATATCCATCTTGATGGTACAAATGTGAAAATGCTAGGTATTAACATGAAGAACTGTGCTTACAGGCCTTTAGTTGGTAATGGTATTAATCGTGATACTTCAGTCTACGTAGGAGTTCAAACTTTAGAGAACTCAGGAGTCGACCGTAGGGTAGATCAGATCTTAACTGAAGCTGGCATGGAATGGTCAATGGCCGAATCCCATGCTATCTGGACATAAGGAGGTAGACCATGGCGAATCCGATGTATGGACAAAATAAAGCTGATAGTCTATTAGATCATGCTGGGCATAGTACTATACTTGCAGATGCAAGTATGACATTAACTGCTGCTCAGTCAGGGTCAACTATTGTAATTGGTGCATATGGTTCTGATATTACTATAAAGCTACCTACTCCAGAGGCTGGCATGAATTTTCTATTTCTTAAAGGTGGCGTTGCTGCTGAAACAGAAGATACGATTATTGATAGTCAGGCTAATGCCAATTTCTTTGAAGGTGGTTTAACTATCCATGATACTGATGCAACTACTGCTAATGCTGAAATATTAGTAGCTATTGCACCCGATGGAAATAGTAATTCTAAGATGACCTTGAAAGATCCATCTCTTGGTACTTGGGTTAAATTGGTTTCTGATGGTACTGTGTGGTATTGTGTTGGATTAATAGCTAGTGCTACAGCAACAGCTGTTGTATATGCTGATCAATAAACAATAAAACTCTGAATTTCGTGATCTAATAACACGATATAAGGAATGGTGTAGGGAGGCTCGATACCTCCCTGCGCTGCTAAAATATGATAATGAATACGAATATAATACAAAATGAAGATAAAGTTCTTTCTTTGGCTTATCCTGAAGAATACAAAGAACTTTTAAATTACAGACCTCAGGACTTATATCAAATGGGACCTGTAATATCAAAATATATTCTTCCTAAGACTATATTAAAAAAGATGACTAATATATCTGAAGATATACTAAAGTCTAAAGATAAAAAGAGATGGGGATATCATCTGGCAGGACAAATAGATAGTGAGTATTTAATACCTGAGGATATTTTAATAAAAGAAAATTTATTAGATTATTTTAAGTTAATAGTAAAATGCTATTTGCGTGATTATATGGACAGAAGTCATTGTACAAATGTTAATACTAAAGTATTGCAGCTTGAGGTTGATCTAAATTCTATGTGGATAGTAGAGCAATTCAAACATGAGTATAATCCAGTACATTGGCATGAAAATTGTTCAATATCTTCTGTAATGTATTTAAAGACGCCTAGGATGAAAAATAATGGTAACATTCCAGGAAAAAAGGATCAAGCTGGCAATATAACTTTTATAAATAGATCTACTAATCCTGGGCAATCTTTTGAATTGCCACTATTTTCATTAAAGCCAAAAAAGGGGGATATATATATATTTCCATCTTCAATGGCTCATACAGTGTATCCGTTTGATAATGATGTAAGAAGATTAAGTGTATCTTTTAATGCTGATCATCATACTAACGTGAAATTTTTAAGTTGAAAGTAAATGGTCTTGAGAGGGCTGCCGATATGGTTTTTGCTTCCTTTCGGCTATGCTGGTAGCCTTCTCTTTTCATGGTAAAATAATATGGCAGATTTCGAAGCACAAGTAAACGCAATAACAAATCTTGGGATAGATGGCTCTGCTACTGATCCTGGAAGAACTGAGCTTAGTCAATTCTTAAATGATGGAATTGTTGATGTTACTAATAAAATAGCAAAGTTGAGACCTCAAGATAGAGAACAGTTTACCAGAGTATCTGGAGAAGTTACTAGCAATGGGTCTGAGAAGGTAGCTAGAGCTAGTATATTATCAGTAGTTCGTGAGTCTGGTACAAATAATGATTGGAGACCTTGTAATAAGATATCTCCAGTACATCAATCAGTAGTTACAGATCCAGAGAGCCTTTTCTTTGCATCTAAGTATCATCCTTCATATATGGTTGCAGAAGATGGTGCAATTAGTGTATTTCCTGCTCCTGGATCAGATCCAGATGCTTTTAAGGTGTATTATATTAATAATAATCCACGTGGTGATGACGACAATAGTGTTACTTATGCTACAAGTGGGCTAGCTTTTTTCCCAAAAGATAAGGAATATCTTATAATTATATATGCAAGTATAAAATCTCTTCAGGCTTCCTTGTCTGCTGTAAATATATCTACTTTCAGTCTTACAGCTGTGCCTCCAGATGTTCCAACATTAAGTGAGTCATCTGTTACTATTACAGGTACTGCTCCAACATATACGGCTCCATCATTGGATGCAAGTTCAGACCAAATTACAGAAATGGAAGCTGGTGCTATAGGTAGTGCTCAAACTGATACTGAGCAATGGTTTGATGTTGCAGGTGATTTTATAGAAACAGAGGAAGATTCAGAGTTAGCCGCTGCTCAATTACAAAAGATTTCTGCTTATCTGCAAGCATACTCAGCATCTATGCAGAATCAGCTGCATAAATTTAATGATGCTAATGTAGAATATCAGGCAACACTTCAGAAGAATATAAAGGATGCTGATTTTGATAATCAGGAGGAAGCTAGATTACTACAAAAGTATGGTGCTGAAGTACAGGAGTATCAGGCAGAAGTGGCAGCTGAGGTACAAACTTATCAGCAGGAAGTGGCTGAAAAATCAACAGAATATCAATGGCAGACTGCCAGACTTCAGGACTTGAAACAAGAGTATGCTCAGGCATTTGCTATAATGGCACCACCTCCTCAGGCACAGCAACCTCAAAGAAGGGCTAGAAGATGAAAGTACAGGAAGTAATGGAGAGAGCTGGTATTGCTGATACTGGTAGAGCCATAGCTTATATCAAGGATGGACTTGAAGAGTTGAATATGAT